TTATGTGGTACAATGAGTGTAGGTAAAACTACATTAGTAAATGCTTTAAAAGAAACTCATCAATTTAAAGATTATATGTTTAGAACAGAACGTTCTAAATATTTGATGGAACAAGGTATTCCACTCAATACGGATTCAACATTAAAAGGTCAAACCATATTTTTAGCTGAACGTTGTGCTGAGTTAATACAAACGGATATTATTACGGATAGGACAGTTCTTGATGTTATGGCATTTACTATGAATGCTAAATCAATACCACATCAGGATAAAGAAGCATTTGAAACATATGCTAGTGAATTTGTTAGAGAATATGATTATATATTTTATATATCTCCTCATGGTATAGAAATTGAAGATAATGGTGTTCGTGAGACAGATAAAAATTATAGAGATTTAATTGATTCTACTATTACAACACTTATTAAAAGGTATAGTCATAAATGTTCTAAAATAGAAAAAATATCTGGATCTACAGAGGAACGAATTCAACAAATATTGAATATTACTAATCTTTAACATATTTATAATAAAAAACTTATTATAATGAAAACATCTGAATTAAAAAATTATATTAGAGAAAATATTATCTCTACATTATCTGAAGATACTGAAGCAGAAATTGCTAAAACTAAAGAACTAACTGCAGCAGTTAAAGATTTAGATGCAGCTAAGAAGGAAGCAGGTATAGAAGAATCTAATATAGGTTTAGCCGATTTAGAAGAAATAGGATACACTGATGGAGACAAAGCAGTTGCTATGCACTTTAACCATGATGTAATTGGTATTAACAATGAGGTTGATTTCCAAGCTTATAGAAGAGGATTTCTCCAAGGTGTAAAAGATAATACAGCAAGTTATAAGTTAGAAGAAAAAGAAGATAAAGAACCTACTGATGCAGAATTAGATGCTGCAACTAAAAGATTAGCTGATAAAGGAGCTCTAAAAAACCCTAGATACACGGATGGCACTTCAGTAAAAGAAAACGAAGATAAAGAACCATCTAAAGCAGATCTTAAAAAAACTAAAGGTTTAGCCAAAGCAAAAGAGGAATTAGCGTTATTAACTCGTGAAATGAAATCATTAGCTAAAAAATATTCTAAAGCTGAAGGTAAAGAAAAAGAAAAACTAGTAAAAACCTTAAAGGCAAAAACTAAATTAAAAAAAGAATTAGAAGCTATTATAGACAAATAAAGTATGTGGGGTAAAAAAATTTCTAATTTTTTAATTGTAATAGGGGTATGTGTTTTAATTTTTATATTATATAATGAAAGAAAAGATTATGTAGCAAAATATAACAACCAAATAAAAAATTTAGATAAAAAAATTGACTCTTTACATAATAAAAATAAAGAACTAACTTTTCAAATTGACACATTAGAATTAAAAATAAAATATTTAGATAAAGATATTAATTATAAAAATAAAGAAATAAAAAAGTTAAAGGATGAAATTCAAAATAAAATGGATAGTATTGATAATTTTACTCCTAGTGAACTTCAAGAGTTTTTCTCAAAACGTTATAGATAGTACTTTTGTAAAGTTAAAAAATCCCATTGCACGTTTAGTAATTAAAGATCTTATAAGTGGGGATGGAGCTAAGCAAGAACTTATCCTTCTAGAAGATAAAATAAATCTTTTAAATAAAAAAATTATATTAAAAGATAGTATTATTTTTAATTTAAACTCCCAAGTAAAGAATTTTGGGTATGTGATAAATACAAAAACTGATCAATTAAAATTATCCCAACAATTATCTAAAAAATTAGAAGTTGATTTAAAAAAACAAAAATTTAAAAACACACTAACTACAGGAGTAGGAATAATAGCCATAATAGGAACAATTCTTGTATTACAATAATAAATGTCTGATTTAAAAAAAATAATCCGTCAGGAATACCTTAAATGTGCACAAGATCCTGTATATTTTATGCGTAAATATTGTTATATACAACATCCTCAAAGGGGTCGTATACAATTCAATCTATATCCTTTTCAAGAAAAAGTACTTAAATTATTTCAAGACAATGATTATAATGCTATATTAAAATCTAGACAGCTAGGTATATCAACTTTAGCTGCAGGTTATGCTTTATGGTTAATGACGTTTCATAAAGATCGAAATATATTAGCTTTAGCAACAACTCAAGCAACTGCACGTAATTTAGTTACTAAGGTACAATTTATGTGGGAAAATTTACCATCATGGCTTAAAGTAGATTCGGTTGAAAATAATAAATTATCTTTAAGATTAATTAATGGTTCAAAAATCCAGGCAAAATCTTCAAACGCAGATGCTGCTAGATCAGAAGCCGTATCTTTATTAATTATTGATGAAGCTGCTTTTATTGATAATATTGCTGAAACCTGGGCATCAGCTCAACAAACATTAGCTACTGGTGGTGGTGCTATTGTATTATCCACTCCTTATGGTACAGGTAATTGGTTTCATCAAACTTGGGTTAAAGCTGAACAAGGAGAAAATGATTTTTTACCTATTAAATTACCTTGGTATGTACACCCTGAAAGGGATGAAGCATGGAGAAAAAGACAAGATGAATTATTAGGTGATCCTAGATTAGCAGCTCAAGAATGTGATTGTGATTTTAGCACCTCTGGGGATATTGTGTTCTATAATGAGTATATAGAATATTATGAAAAGTCTTTTGTGCAAAACCCTGTAGAAAAAAGGGGGGCAGATCAAAATTTATGGGTTTGGGAATCTCCTGACTATACCCGTGATTATATGTTAATAGCAGATGTTGCTCGTGGGGATGGGAAAGATTATTCTGCATGTCATGTTATTGATATTGAAAGTAATACCCAAGTAGCAGAATATAAAGGACAAATAGGAACAAAAGAATATGGTCATTTATTAGTAGGGTTAGCCACAGAATATAATGAAGCAATGTTAGTTATAGAAAATGCTAATATTGGTTGGGCAACTATACAGGTAGCTTTAGATAGGGGATATGCTAATCTTTATTATTCACAAAAGAGTGGAGTAGTAAGTGCTAATTCGTATTTTGATAAATATCAAGATCATTCAAAAATGGTTCCTGGATTTACTATGTCATCTAGAACTAGACCTATGGTAATAGGTAAATTCCAAGAATATATTAGTGATAAAGGAGTAACAATACGCTCCAAAAGACTAATCCAGGAGATGAAAGTATTTATATGGAAAAATGGAAGACCAGAAGCTCAAACAGGGTATAATGATGATTTAGTTATGGCTTTTGGTATAGGAATGTATGTTAGAGATACAGCATTAAAATTTAAACAAAAAGGATTAGATATGACTAAAAATTCTTTAAATAATATGTCTGTAAATAGAACCCCATATCAAGGAGGTTATGGAAATAACCCATATGCTAAAAATCCATATGAACAAACTATGGGAGATAATAAAGAAGACATTAGATGGCTTTTTTAAATTATATTTATAATAATAAAAATAAACTATGGCTGATAAAAGCGTATTTTCAAGATTAAAAAGACTATTTTCTACTGATGTAATCATCAGAAATGTTGGAGGTAATCAGGTTAAAGTAATTGATAGTAGTAAAATTCAATCTACTGGGGGTTTAGAAACAAACTCTTTAATGGATAGATATAATAGGATTTATTCTACAAATCCTAGTTCTTTATATGGAGCTCAATTTAATATTAACTATCAATACCTAAGACCCCAATTATATTCAGAATATGATGTTATGGACCAGGATGCTATTATAGCTTCTGCTCTTGATATATTAGCTGATGAATCTACTTTAAAAAATGATATGGGTGAAGTACTTCAAATTAGAAGTGCTAATGAAGATATCCAAAAAATATTATATAATTTATTTTATGACGTATTAAATATTGAATTTAATCTTTGGATGTGGATACGTCAAATGTGTAAATATGGTGATTTTTTCCTTAAATTAGAAATTGCTGAAAAATATGGAGTTTATAATGTTATTCCTTATACTGCGTATCATATTGAGAGGCAAGAAGGATTTAACCCTAAAAACCCTTCAGATGTAAGATTTAGATATGCACCCGATGGTATGGATAACCTAAGTTCAGGTATGTATCCAGTTCCTGGAGCTACATCTGGAAATTTAATGAATGAGCAAGGTATTTTCTTCGATAATTATGAAATGGCCCATTTTAGACTTATTTCAGATGTTAATTATCTTCCTTATGGTAGAGCGTATATTGAACCTGCTAGAAAATTATTTAAACAATATATGTTAATGGAAGATGCTATGTTAATTCATAGAATATCTCGTGCTCCCGAAAAACGTATATTTTACATGAACGTTGGTTCTATTCCACCAAATGAAATAGAAACGTTTATGCAGAAAACAATCTCTCAACTTAAACGTACTCCATTCCAGGATAATAAAACTGGAGATTATAATTTAAAATATAACATGCAAAACATGTTAGAAGATTTTTATATTCCTGTTCGTGGAAATGATACAACAACTAAAATAGAAACTGCACCTGGTTTACAATATGATGGGATTCAAGATGTAGAATATTTAAGAGGTAAATTATTTGCTGCCTTAAAAATACCAAAAGCTTTTTTAGGTTATGAAGAAGATATTGAAGGTAAAGCAACTTTAGCTCAACAAGACATTAGATTTGCTCGTACTATTGAAAGGATTCAAAGAATAATATTATCTGAACTAAATAAAATTGCTTTAGTACATTTATATACCCAAGGGTATACAGATGAAACTTTAACTAATTTTACTATACAAATGGCTAGCCCATCAATTATCTTGGAACAAGAAAAAATTGAATTATTAAAATCCAAAACTGAACTATCAGCTCAATTGTTAGAACAAGGCTTAGTACCTTCAGATTGGATCTATGATAATGTATATCATTTTAGTGAAGATCAATATGATGAATATAGAGATTTATCTAGAGAAGATGCTGCTCGTAAGTTTAGATTAGCACAAATTGAAGCAGAAGGAAATGACCCTGTTGAAACAGGTAAGTCATATGGTACACCTCATGATTTAGCATCATTGTATGGACAAGGTAGAATGTACTCAGACCCGGGTAATGTGCCAGACTCTGAAAAATATGCTGCTGATGACCCTAAATTAGGAAGACCTAAGGATACTAATGTTAAACGTAATACTCAAGATGATAATTTTGGTAAAGATCGTTTTGGAGTTAAACGTATGAAGGATAAAGATAAAAATAACTCAAATAGTATAAAAAATAATTTTAAAGGTGGAAGTCCATTAGCACTAGAAACAGCTAAAACTACTTACCTAAAAAATAAAAAATTATTTGAGGGGTTAGATAAAAAACTTTCTCTCTTTAACAAAGAAAATGAAAGAGTTTCTTTATTAGATGAAAAACAATTAAATCAAGTAAAGAAGTAAACTTTTTTACATATTTATAAATAAATATATTTTTTTATGAAAATTAAACATTCAAAGTATAAAAATACAGGTATACTTTTTGAACTGCTAGTACGACAAATCACAGCAGATACTTTAAAAGGTGGTAACTCTCCTGCTATAGATATATTAAAAGAGTATTTTGTTAATACTAGTTTAGGTAAAGAATATAAGTTATATGAATCTATATTAAAATCTAAAGTATTAACTGAAAGTAGAGCTACTTTA